TCGTAGCGGCCTCCTGCATTGGGCATGGGGGCTTCCTCCAGGCGTAAAAAAACCCGCACGCGGCGGGGTGTTGGGTGGTGGTGATGGCTAATTGCGCAGCCAAGTGTCGGTGGTCCAGAACTCTCGCCACCAGATCAGCTCTCCGCGAATGTCGGTCGTTTGCCCACCCCGGTACTGCATTGGGTTGTGCTGGGGGCTAAAGCCGTGCCCCATCAGCGCTTCGCGCAATGCTTGCCGCTGGGCTTTGAACTGGTCACGTTTGCACACCAGCCAAATGCCGTAGGTCAGCCGTACTTCCTGTACTGGGCGCGTGGTCTGGGCATCGCCTTTGGCGGCATCCTCCGCAAAATAGGCCAGCGCGGCGGGGGTTTGGGCTTCGAAGTTGTCGATGGGGTCGGCAAACCACGCTTCTTGTACGGTGGCCATGCCTGGGCATTTGTCGCGCAAACGCGCCAGCAGGTCGTCGATAATGTCCGGGTCGGTCATGTCAGGCCTGCTTTGCGGTTGAGGATGTAGTTCAGTCGGTCGTTAAACTGCTGGGGTAGGTCTTTACGCACCAGGTCTTGCGCCGCTTCAATCACTTTCGGGTTGTCCACCATTTCTGGAATGGATGGGCCAAAGCGCATGATGGGCTGGCTTTGCGTATCCCCTTTATCTTTACGCCGCAGGATGTGGCCTTTAGCCAACCAGCCGCCTTGTACTAACTGACGACCTTTGTCTTTCCGAACCCTTACGCTCACACCCCGGCGGCGGGCCATGCTGCCCTTGCGTGGGCCGCTTTGAACGCGGCGTTTGGGATTCACAGACACCCAGCGCTCAGAGGGTTTGAACTGAACCAGCGGCAAACGTCGGCCCGTATAGAGAATCGCGCGGTCAACATCGCGGCGGTAGCGTTCAATACGCAGGCGCTTACGAATATCGTCCGCGCTCACGGTGTAACGCTGCCGTGTTTTTTTGCTGATCTCTGTGGCTGCCTTGCGAGTCGTCGCATTCACTGCCCAGCTCAGCGCTTTTTCTACGTCTTTGGGGTCGAACTGCTGTTTCAGCTCCTGCAGTTCACGAACATCAAACTGTAGGTTGGGCATACTCCCCCCTTGGCGTTAGGAGACCCAGAGGCGCTTGACGTGACCATCATCCTCTAGGATTTGCTGTACAATCCATGTCCGGCTGGGCGTCACAATGCGGTCGCCTTGGCGAGACGTAGCAACGTCTTTGTTCTGTACGCTCATCGTTGTTACGCGCATGGCGACCTGATCCTGGTCGTACACTTCGAAGCTGTCGTCCTTGATTGCCATCACGCTATTTGCGGTGAAGCCTGCGCCTTGGTAGTCCACCGGGTCGCCTGCATCTGCGAAAATGTCGGGCATATCATCCATCATTTCCTCATCAAGCGCGCTCATTATTTTCTTGGCCGCTTAGTGGCCGCGGGTTTGGCTGGCGAGGCATCACCGTCCGGCTGGACAGGCGGTTGCTGCTGTTCATCATCGCCACTTTGGTCATCATCGCTGCCTTGATCTTCGTCGCCGTCATCATCGAGCAACTCTTCCTCTGCGTCGATCACCGGCGCAATCACGCCAGAGGCCAGCAGGCGCTCTTGCTCTTCCTTATTTCGAGGTGTGAAGGGTGAGCCCTGCTTGGCAAGTACCTTTTTCCCTTCTTCGATTTGGCCGCGCACCACTACAAATTGCTGAGACATTGCGAATACTCCCCATTTACCGTGAGAACAAGCCCCGCGCCACGGCAGGGCTTGTCGGTTCGTGCTGGCTTACACCACCTTGGCGTAAACGAAGGCGTCCGGCTCATGGAAGCCGGGCAGCGGGGCGGCCTGCATCATCAGCCAGCGCACGCTGGGGTCTTTCTCGATCCAGCTTTTCGGGTAGCGGGCTACATCGAACATGCCACCTTCGATGGCTTCCATGTCTTGGATCGCGCCATACAGCATGCCGCAACGGCTGGTGGTGGGGCCCATGACCAGCCCACCGGCGGGAATCATCGGCTTTTCATCGCCTGCCGGGTCCAGGTACCACTCTTCGTAGGAGTAGAGATCCAGGCCGGGGTCGTTGAGGTAACCCAGGTAGGTCACGCCATCGGGTAGTTCTTCTGGGCGAATCATGCCGAGATCAATACGGCGTGTGTTCAGCTTTTGGATCACCGTCTCGTTATCGAGGAAGGCGTCCGCCGCTTCAGCGCTCATTACAACTGCATTTGCAGTGCGGCCGCTGTCCTTGGCGATGCGGCGCTTGTACTTGCGCAGATCTGCGATCGGGTCAGAGCCAGTAGCAGACCAAAGCGTTGCCTCAGTGACTTGGTGGGTGGCTGACATCTGGTAATCAATAATGTCATCAACGCCATCGCCTACTACGTGTACTTGCCCGCTTGTGAGCGCCTGGGCGGCCATCCACTCTTCACGGCGGTTGATCTGATCATCCAGATCTTCCATATCGCGCGCCAGCTGCTCGCCTGCGCGTTGAAGCGGCGTACGGCCTGAGTAGATGTGTTCCCCTGGCTGACGGTGATTCAGCAGCAGGCCTGCGCTCGTTTCCAGCTTTGGCTTGATGTAGGGCGGCGTATAGCTGCGCATCACGCTGCCGGTACGATCCACCACTTGACCGGGGCGATTGGGGCGCACAAACGGCGCCATTTTGCGCTGGCCTTTCATGATGTCGATGTCGACATGCTTGGTGACGAAATTCACTGGGTTGGCGCCAAAGAAGGTGGTGCCGAGGAAGCGGCGGGCGCGCTTCATTTGCTCGACCGCCTCCAGCATCGTGCGTGGTTCAAACAGATCCATGGGCATGGGGGTTCTCCTGAGAGTGTTTACCAGTAGCGTAGGGCTTAGCCCCTGGCGGCGGTGTTAGCGAACGAAAAGGGAGAGCGAGCGCAGTGCTTTACGCACCGACGCCACGGTGTGGCCAGTGCCTAGCGTGAGCTTTTCGCCACGCACGTCGCCACAGATCAGCGCTTCGGCTTCTACATCTCCGTCAGTGGCATTGACGGCTTCCCAGAGGATGACGCTGGGCGTTTGGCTGCCATCGGTCGCGGCGGAAGCCGAGAGAATGTAGTTCCCATTAGCAGTGACTTCACCCATCACGGCGCCAGCGGGCTGTACTTGGCCAGTGGCGACGGTGATGGTCATAAAACGGCGTGGAAAATCGCCCGCCAGCAGCGCAGCGGCTTCGGGGTGTGGTGTGGTGGTCATTCCAGACATGACGAAAACCTCGTAAAGAGTGGTGTATCAGGGGTGCGCAAAGAGGCGTGGATGGTGCGGCTAACCGTTCTTCCAGCGTGCGGTAATGGCATTCACGCCTTGGGCACGCTCTGACGCTTCGGTGTCTTCTTTAGGCGGCGTGGCGGTGGGTGCGCCAGCACCATCAGCTTGAATGGCCTGCAGGCTAATGCCACGGTCTTGAGCGGCTTTGAAGAGCGCTAGGCCAGTGGCCTCTACGCTTGCGCCTTCATCAATAGCGGTGGCGACTTCCTTCTCAAAGCCTGCCGAGGCGAGATCCATAATGCCTTTGCAGCGCTCGCGCTCGCTTTGCGTGGCCTCGGCGCGGATCTTGTCCGTATCAACCGCTTCCGGCTCGGCAATCTGGATGGTTTTAGGGTCGGTGCCCGCCTCGATGGCGGCCTGCAATTCCGCCGTGGTTTTAACGGTCGTCATCGTGACGCTCCTTTGTGTGCTGAAAGATGCAGCTGGTGGGCCTGCCAGTTCGGCAATCAGGCCCTCTAGTGAGCCGAGGCGGTCGGCCATACCGGCCTCCACGGCGATTGCACCAGTGGCGATGCCGCCCTGGCGGAAACGGCTGTTCACCTCTTCGCGTGGGATGCCGCGATTGCGGGCCACTTTGTCGAGGAACACGTTTGCCAATTCGTCGGTGCGGGTTTGAAGCTGGGCGCGTCCAGATTCGGTATCCAGGTCTGGCCGCTTGTTGGGTGCGTTGCTGGAGACGATCTCGTAGGTTTTCTCGCCTGCTCGGTCGTCGCGTTTGCGAATGTTCAACACCACGCCCACGCTGCCCAGCTGGGCGGTGTCGTCTACCACCACCTCGTCAGCAGCGCTGGCAATCCAATAGGCGGCGCTAGCCCCCATGCCGCCGACATAGGCTTTAATGGGCTTCCTGGCACGGGCCTGAAAGATCATTTCCGATAGCTCGTTGATGCCTGTCGCTTCGCCGCCTGGGCTGTCCACATCTAGCACCAACGCTTTGACGCTGGGGTTATCGAGCGCTTCCTGAATATCAGTGGCGAGGCTGCCCGTAGACGTGGCGCCGCTGATCTCTGTCATCAGGTTGGCATGGCGAAAGATGGGGCCTGTCACCGGTATAACGGCCACGCCATCGCGCACGGTGACATTGCGCGTGTTGTCTAGCGGGCGGCCTAGCTTGGCTTCCAGTGCCTGCACGTCGCCTTCACGCGCGGCCACCGCCATGACGGTATCCAGCGCTTCGGCGGTGATCAGCCATGTGTGATTGGCCGCTAGCTCAAACGCGGTACGCGGCAGGGTCATGGTGTGTCTCCTGGTCTATTCGTCAGCAGTGCTGGCGGGTTCTTGTTCGTGCACTTTGCCGCCCACGTAGATGGGCACGCCCTCGGCGCGTTTGCGCTGGATCTCTCGGGCGCGGTCGCGGTGTACGTCTTCCCAGTCCTCGCCATGCAGCGCCATGGTTTCGATGTGCTCATTACTGGTGCCGTTGGCGATGCGCTCGGTGGCGGCTCTGGCGTCGACCTGTTCATTCAGTGAGCCGAGCGGTTCCCCGATCCATAGCGCTCTGGTGTAAGCGCGCCGCTTGGCGGGGTCGCGGTACCCAGGCAGATTGACGATGCCGCGTGCTACCAACTCATCAATCACCAGCTCATAGGTGGGCTGGCAGAACTGAACCGTAAGGTGGTGGCGGCGCTGCTTGATGAATTTCCAGAGCTGGTTAAAGGCGGCGCGGGCGGCCGTGTAACTGGTGCTGAAATGCATCAGCAGCACCTCAGACGGCATTTCTAACGCCGCGCCCATCTCTTTCACGATGGCGACAAAGAACGGGTCAAACTGCGCATTGGGCCGGTTGGGGTTAATCGTGACCGGCTCGGCGCCCTCTTCCAGATCCCACACAGCGCCCTCGCCTAGCGTGAGGCTGTCGCCTTCACTTGGCTGCTCTCCTGAGCTGGTGACTACGGGCCGGTCTGGCTTGTTGGGGTCGTCGCTGTCATCGCTCCACATGGGACCACCGGGCGACATATCCGGATCGTCAGTGGCGGTGTGCTTGATGGCCACGGTAAACATGGCGCTGATCACGGCAGCGGTAAGCTCGGCCTGAGAGAAACGCTCCAGCTTTTGCAGTGCTTCTAAAATTGGCGCCAGATAAGGCACGCCACGCACTTGGCCAGGGCGGCCTTTCTCATTCATCAGATGCAGAATGCGGCGGCGGCCGGTTTGCGCCCCGAAGATGGGGTACCAGGCCCACTCTTGCGACGTCGTGTAGTCGCTGGGGTAGCCGCTGCAAACGCGCACATGCGTGGGCTTTCCGAGGTGATCGACACGAACGCCGTCACTTTCAGTGGGGGTATCCGTCAGCGGGTTGCCCACGCGTTCGGCTTCAACCAGCTGCAGCTTGGTACCAAACAGGCAGCCTGGGCGCTGATCGTCTGGTGTCATGGCGAGCACGTCACCGCTGACGAGCGCGCTGATAAACGCCAGCCGTTGGAGCATGTAAAAATCCAGACCGGCTTCTACATCGCATTCATTAGGGTCTTCTGCCCATAACCGAAAGCCGCGCGCCAGCTCATCGTTCAGCTTATCCGCGGCGTCGTCATCCAGTCCTAGCGCCTCGCCGTCGACGTTGGGGCGAACGGTTAGCCCCATGCCCACTACGTTAGTGGCAGCCCGGGTAACAGCCGCGCGCGCCAGCATGTGGTTTCGGTAAGCATCGCGCGTGCGGCTAATCAGCATTTCCCGCTCGCCTGTCGGCGTATCTTGGCGGGGGCTGCCTAACCCAGGCAGCCAGCTGAGCATGGAGCGGATCATGCGGCTTGCGCCACGGTGGCGGGTTTCGCTGCCGCTATTGGCCCGCGTGCGGCCTTGCGCGTTCGCCAAGCGTTCAAACTCTTGGCGCATCACCTGTTCGCGCTTTTGCTCGGCTGTATCGCCCTTTAAGCGGCCAAATAGCTTCATGATTAAAACCCAATGTAGCGAATGCGGTGACGACCACCTGAGGCCGTAGCGGCTCTTTCTTTGGCGGCTAGCCGTTCGAAGCGCTCTTCCATTTTGTACAGCGTGGGCAGGTCTGCCCGGGTATAGGAGCGATCCCCAAAGCGCCATGACTGCGAGCCGCTCAGGATCTTGTCGATAGCCGTGCGTACCTTAGTGAGGCGCTCGGTATAGGTTTCCGTGGTCATAAGCTGCTCTTAGTGGCCACGCGGGAACGCTTGCGCTTAGGTCGCGGCGCCAGCGTGGCGGGGTCGTTGAGGTCTAGGCCAAAGCGCTGCTGGCAAATGCGTAGCGCGGCAAGGGCGTACACGAAGCAGTCGAGCGCTTCGTTACGGCGGCCGCCTGCGTCCCAGCGGTAAACTCGCCGGCCCTTTTCGATTTTGGCCACTTTGATTTCCGCCGTTAGCTGCTTGATCTCGTCTTCATCACAGATGAGATCGTTAGACGGCAGGTGTACGCAGCCAGGCACGGCCATGCCGGGTTGGGGCTGCAGCTTCAAGCGGTTGTAGATGGTTTCTTTGGCGTTGTCGGTGCCCACCTCAGTGAGGAAAACGCCCTTTGCGGTTTTCTTGCGCGGCATGTTGGCAATCGGCTTGCCGTACTTATTGGCGCCCTTGATGGGAATCACCCAGTACGGCCCTTGCTGCTTACTCATGGCGTACACTTCATCGGTATAGTGGCCGCCAGAGTCCCAGCACCAGCGCATCACGGGCATCCAGTTGCCATCGGTGCGCTGGTAGCCCTGATGCAGCTTGTGGGCGACTTTACGCTTGAGCTCGGGGCCCGCTGGGTCGCCGTAGATGATCCAGCGGTCTATCAACCAGCACTCTTCGTCTTTGCCCCAGCCCCACACGCGGCCTTCGTAGCGGTCATCTTGGGTATCAATGCCACCGGTTAGCGCTACTACTCTGTCGGGCACCTGCGGGTAAACTTCCCGCCTGCCGTAGATAGCTTCCCATTCCAGCTTTTCGCCTAACTCGTCTTCCCAGGTTTCGCCCAGCGTGGTGTTGACGAACGTTTTCAGCTTGGAGGGCGACCCTTTGGCCTTGAGGAAGTCGCGCACAATGCGCTCCCAGGTGGTAAAGGGGCTTAGCACTGTCCAGAGGTAAAACGTGATGCTGTCCGGTGTAGGGATCGGCTCATGTAATGCGCTAAACCAGTCGATGCCGTCTCGGGTCCATATCCCCGTTTCAGAGCAGACCCAAACGCCATCTTTAATGCTGTGCTCTCGACTTTCGTCTTGCAGCTCATGCTGCTTGATCATGCAGCCATTGTGCTCGCAGAGGTAGAACGCGGTTTCCGGCTTGCCTTCATCCCACTTTATGCCAAAGCCTGCATCCTGCCCGCCCCACTTGAATATTTGTTCCTCCCCGCAGTGCGGGCACGGCACATGAAAGTTGAGCTTGTGCGGTGATTCATCCGCAGCGGCTTCGATTTGGCACTGGCCACGCACCTTAGGTG